TGTTCTGCTCGCTGTTCCTTCCGTAGGCTCTCCGGAACTCGTCATGCTGACTCGATATGAAGCTCTTGATAGACTCTATGTCTGTCTTCTTCATGCCCTTAAGCTCCGATATCTCGAAGATCCAATAACCCTTAAGCTTTTCATAGCCTTCCTTGCCTCTCATATCATCAAAGCTCAATGAGTCTGAGTACCACTTTCCCCCGAGCATTGACACAAGGGTTGACTTGCCGCATCCTTGCGGACCCGAGAGTACAAGTATGTAGTCGAACTTGCTTCCAGGCTCATAGATACGCTTCACTGCCGCAAGGAGAGCCTTGCGCATTGCCTCTCTCGTGTATATGCTGTCCTCAGCGCCCAATAGATCTATGAGCAGTGTATCAACCCTCTCCACACCGTCCCACTTAAGAGATTCGAGGTACCGCTTGATCGGGTGGAAGCGTCTCTGCTGTGCCTTAATGGCTACCTGTCCTCTGAGCCATTGATCCTTGAAGTCCGCATAGTTGAGGCTTACGTATTCAACAACGGCGAGGTCGTCATAGTCCGTCCAATGCTCTCCTATGCCCTTCCTATCCCATGCGACCTTGCTTACTGCCACCTTGCCCGCCAGCTCGTCAAACGCTAACCCCTTGAAGCAGGGATCATTGTCGAATATGAGCTTAAGGTTCTGCATTGACTTCTGGAGCCCGCCGTTGGCGTTGTAGCTCAGGTGCTCCTGCCAATCCCCCGACTCTGTGTCGCTTTCAAAGTCCGATGCCTTGACCGTCCTGAGCTCCATTCTGACCCGCTTGTCAGCCTCCGCAAGCTCACACATAGCCTTGTAGCTCTCACGCCTGTTAACTGGCGTGGTAGTGTCCTCAAGGAACCCATCGAACTTATGGATCCGCACTATGTCGAAGGCATTGAGCGCCTGACCGCCTGCCGGATCCGTTGAGTGGTTGGAATACGCCAGATCACCATAGATCACAAGGCCACCGGCAGAACTTCCGGCTGTGAATGTGTACCGGTCATCCTTGTCCGTTGGCTCGTAGACCTCCGGGATAAACTTGGCTATGGCCTCCTGAATCGTGTACGCACGGCAAAATGCACCTATAAGTCCCTTCTTAGACTTCGGATCCTCTGCCTTCTTAAGGGCACGCTCTCGCTGCTTAACCTCTCCATCACAGGTCGGCCATTGAGACACGTCCCTCCAATCAGAATAGTTGGCAAGCACCTCGTCCGGATCTAAGAACGGCGCGTCTATGTAGTCCGACTTGAACTCGCCGTCCGATGCTACCGATGGCCAATACATGAGCCGGGACGGCTGGAACGTGGTCGGATCCATGTAGTCGATGCCTATCTCGGAAGCCAGCCACCGCGCCACCGCCTCATATTCGTCTGGCTTAACCTCCCTGGATAACGGTATCAAAAGCCTTAACCTCGGCTTCTCCGGGCTGTGCTTGTGGGTGGTATAGTATGCGCAGGCGTGGGTGGTGGATAGCTCAAAGTCCTCCCAGAACCCCACAGGGGCGCTGTCAAGGTCTAAGGTGACCACCTCTCTACTCACTACTGTCTGTTTGTTCCTGAGCCCGTCCTTGAGCACTCCGGCAACGAACCCACCCACATCCTTAATGCTGTCCTGCTCCTTCTTCGGGAGCGACAGAAACTCTCTGTATGTCTCTCTTGTGACCTCAGGCTTACTTATTAAAGCAAGCAAGTACGACCATGAGCGTTTCTTATTCTTCCATTTCGTCGAATATCGGTTCAGCCCTTCGCTGATCCACATATCTCTGTCGTACTTGATCTGAGGTCTGATGTCTTTATACTTTGCGACCATTTTAACCTCCTGCTATATCCAAAACCAAAGCCCCGCCTGTTACGTCCGGCAGAATCCATCTCTCTGCCCGTGGTAGCCCCTGACGGGGGAAAGGAGTAGGGCTTGCGCCCGACACAGAAGCATCTAACCAGAGGCGAACATCCCGATGCGCCTGTGCCAATCCATATGCCGATCCTTAGACCGGAACGGCCGGCCATACCGGGAGATCAACCCCGATGCTCTTAGCCGCCAAAAACCCTCTCGTCAGAGGCGTGCCACGGCTCTCCCAAGAGCGACCTTCCAAGCCGCAGCACGTCAAATCACCTATCTGTCTTACCCCTGAGCCCGTCAGCCCAGACGCGCCAACTAATTGTCCTAAATTGGTTCGGGTGGCACCATCCACCCGTGTATAACCAGATCCTTGTAGTACCCCTCAGCCACCCCCTTTATGTACCACACGCCGTTGTAGAAATCGTTGAACTCATCCACTATCACGGCATGGTAGTATGAGTCATTCCCCATCATCCCTGATATACACAGTATGAGGCCTGTATCCCCTGCTTTTTCTACCTCTTCCTCTGTTGGATTCCTGTCGGTGACCCACTCACCGCACTTAGCTATCTCCGCCATCAACTTGCCCTCCTTAATCCTTCTTATAGTATTCGCACTCATATGTTCCGCCGATCAGCGGAAGGCCTTCCGCCCATTCGATAGGCTCTGCCATGAGCGCATCGACCCCATTCATATCTAAGTCCTTGGGTGCTTCTATGATCATCTCATCGTGAACATGCGCCACGACCTTATAGCCTCGCCTCTCTGCCTCCATTAACTTGACCGCCAGACAGTCCCTTGCTATAGCCTGGATGACGTTCTCCGTGAGCTTACCGCCGTAGGTCTTAGTAGTCTCCCACTTCCTCGTAGTCTGATTGACTCCGTGGTACTCTATGTCCCTCTTGCCCCATCCGTTGACGTCACTGAGCTTAGCCCCGTAGTAGCATATGCTCCGCCCTGATGGGAGCTTAATGAACAGGTTGCCGCCCGTGTATCGGAACTGTACCTTGCCAACCTTAACCTTCTCGTGGTTCTCGATGGCGTAGGCCGCCGCCTTCTCGTACTTGCTCCACATCCGCACTATGTTGGGTGAAGCCGACCGCCAGCTTGATATGATCCCCGGTATGTCCTTGGGTGGGATGACTCCACCCTTGTCCATTGACTTAATGGCACCTACACCGCCGCCATATCCGCAGTTGTGGACAAGGCATCCTTGTACGGTGTAGCGATGATGCTTTCCGGCATCTCGTATGTCATAGACCTTAACTTTTCGGCTATGCGCTTCCAGTTTTTCCGGCGTTTCCTTACTGCCTGTCTCGCATCCTCTATGATCTGATCTCTGGTCAAGCCCTCGCTGAGCTTCCGCCTCGTGGTAGTCTCCGCGTAAGGCCAGTATTCCTGGTCGAACTCGCTCAGTACTGTGATCCTTCTGTTGGACTGATTGACAGCCCTCGACACCATCCTCAGATTCCCAGGAGCATAGCCCTTGTTGGTGTCTATCCTGTCTATCTCCAAGCTCCGGTCTAAGTCCTTGTATAGACCCATCAGATACAGTCCCGCCGCCGTCACACTCTCGAACTCGAAGCGAATCCCTCGACCTCCGTACTTCGGGTAGCCCGCATCTCTCGGGTTCTCGCATCTCTGCTTGGCTGCGGTCAGTCTTCTGTATAGCCACTTCGGTATCTGCCTCGGCTGCGAGCATCTTTGACAGCCCTCGGTCTTTCCTCTCTTTAGAGCCCCTAAGGATATCCACTTGACTTCCCCACAGCCTGTGCACTCTGCCAGAACGTAGCAGTGATTCCAATCTCTGCTCCACCTCTTCTCGGGACCTATGATCCGCATCCAACCATATATCGTATCTACCTGATCCGGATCGTACGAGATGTGAGCCGTCTTTGGCAGCTTGTCCGAACGGTACAGCTCCGGATATCTCCTTGACATATACGAGGTGATCTGGTGTGGCTGTAAGTCCCTCATAGGTGAGCACCTCTCGCTCTCCTTGGTATATAACCCCTCCATGATTAACCCACTCCTCTCCATCCCAGACGCGCATGTCCTGGGTTACTTCTTCTATTGGTATTAAGCCTTGATCTGTGTCTACAAGCTGGCCTTCTGCTATACACGCCAGCTCTGCCACCTTGCCCTGCTGCCTTAAGTGTCCGTTGATCCCGTGCTTGACCACCGGAACCTTGAACATCTTGGAAGCCGACTCGCAGTATATATCTCCACCGTCCTTGAATGCCTTAAGCCGCCAGTCCTCGCCTGCCACCCATGCGATCACACGCGCCTCTATGGCGCTAAAGTCGGTGACAATGAACTTACACCCGTCGGCAGGAATAAACGCCGTTCTAACGAGCTCAGAGAGCACCTGAGCGGTATCTCCGAAGAGTAGCTCTAAGGTGTCAAAGTCTCTGTCTGCTACGAGCTGACGTGCAAGGTCAAGGTCTTCAATGTGGTTCTGAGGCAGGTTCTGAAGCTGTACTATCTGACCAGACCAGCGCCCTGTTCTATTGGCGCCGTAGAACCTTGTCATACCTCGAACCCTGCCATCCTCACATACGGAATTGATCATAGCCTCATACTTCTTAATGGATATCTTGCCGAGGCTCTGCCGGATCCTGAGCACCTTCTTAATGCGCTCCGGGTACAGGTCACTCTTAAGAGCCCACTCGATAGTGTCTTTGTTAAGCTCTGAGCTTAAGCTTGCCGCTCCATTGTCTCGGAACCACGCCTTAAGCTGTGTAAGGCTGTTCGGGTTCTCTAAGCCTGTAAGCTCTCTGGCCTCCTCGATCAGCGCATCCGTGCGCTTGTGATCATTCTCAAGGATTCCCTCAACGAACGGCACATCTATCCTGATACCTCTGTCATTGATCCGTTGATCCGTAGACCACAAGGCCTGCTCTGTGTCATTAGGGCGGTACTTCCTGAGCTTATTGAGTATGGCTTGTTCGCTCACTACGTCCTGCTTGTTGTATTCAACAAACAACTTCCACTTAGCCGGATCGTGGTGCGGCATATTCCGACACCTGTTCCCATTCGACTTAGTGGGCTTACACGGCTTGCAGAAGTAATCTATGAGCCTCTTGCCCGTGGCAAGCTTCTGTTGATCGGAAGGAAGCCCCAACGCCTCGCCTACGTCCTTAAGGGAACGTGGCAGGCCTACCGTAGCGGCAAGGACGGCAGTGCACCGCCACTCCTCAGGCGGGCACTCAACGCCGTAGTACTTAGCCAGACACGTGCGCTCGAAGTTGGCATTGTAAGCGGTCTTAATAGCCGCCGGATCCTTAAGCAGTTCAATGAACTCACTCTCAGAGCCGTCATATTCAATGCCATCCTCGAACAGCCGCATCTGATCATCCTCGTCCTTGAAGCCGGACGGCATGAAGCACTTGACCTCAGAGCCGTCCACCGTGTAAGCCACAAGCAGGATCTCGAAGTCAGGATCCTCAGCGTAGGCATAGACTCCGGCGTCTATGTCCTTGCCGCTGTAGGTCTCAATATCGATCCCAACTTCCTTAGATTCCAAGGTCTTCATCCCCTTCATCCTCGTCGTCTGCTTCGTCAAAGTCATCATCAGAGACAGGAACTCCACCGCCCCCGAACCTCTCACCCTCTGCCAGCTTCTTTACTCCCAGAAGAGCGAAGGCTACGCCCTTGGACCCGTCGGCGTCATAAGGATAAGCCTCTATGATTGCCTGAACATAGCATCCGGCATAGAGCTCTTCAGCATCGAACGCCTCAGTGCCGTCCTTGTCATAGACCGAAGGCTTGTAAGAGCTCTTGGCGGTCACTATCATATGCCCCTCCTGCTCCGGGTACTCATCTGCATCCTCATCTCCGTCCTTAACGCTCACCTTGAGCTTCTTGGGAATAGTATTCCCCCACTTGGTTGCCTTTCCGTAATTCTTAGCCTCCTCAATCGCATGCTCAAGGAGCTTAATACATTCCTTGTCCTTCTTCGGAATCAAGAACTGCGCCTGATACTTGCCGCTCTTGTCGTATTTGTCGAACAAATGCGGGAAGGAAAGCCTTACCTTGCCCGTCCTTAAGTGTGTATCATAGTCTCCTGCTCTGTTCGGTGTTAACTTAGCTTGTGCCATCTTCTAATCCTCCTCAAATTCATTCTTAATGTTTGGCTTGAACTCAGCCCTCTTATCCGTCTCAGGTACGAGCTTCGGCGCTCCCTGAGGCTTGATCACAAGATCCTTAAGGATCTCGTTGAACTTCTTCTTCGTGAGCAGTTTCTCCATGTCAGTGATACCTATAAGCTCACGCTTGTAGATCATTGCCTCATCGAATCCGGCCTTAACGACTTTCTTAGCCACTGCATCACTGTCCTTGTATATCCTATTGGCTCTCCCCTCTACTACCTTGTAGCCGGGGATAGCGTGCCCGTTCAGAGCACTGTCAAGGGCATAAGCCCCCAGAGCCTTAGCCCACTTCGCAAGGTCTTCTGCTCTGCCTATGCAGTCTGCTATCTCTGCATCTGAGAGCAGTGCCGGATCCTTGCCGCTGTGTCTCTCAAGCTCAAGTACATACTTAGCCCTTGCCTTACAAGCTCCGGCACCGGGGCAGAAGTGTGATGTGCACCACTCGCCCGGGCAGTAGGGCGGCTTATCGGATAAGGCAAGCCCGGCGGCAGGCTTGATCACTTCCTCAGCCCACTCCTGCAAGTCCTTAACGCTCATTGACTCCTGAGATATGCTCTCCCTCCGTGGTTGATATATGACCATGTTCACACTCTTGAACTCATACATCAGATCGAACATGTTAATAGCCCCCAGAGCGTAAAGTCTTATCTGCGGATTCCCTTCGGCACTGACCTCAACGCCCTTGCCATACTTCAGATCTATGACCGTGATCTCATCATCTCCAATGATCACCACGTCCGAAGTGCCGAAACCGTCCGGAACATACTCCGAGAAGTCAACCCTCTGCTCAGTAAGGAGCACAGCCGCCGAATCCTTCGCCTGTACCTTGCGGAAGGTCTCGTTGACGTATTCCACATAAGAGAATATGTAGTCCGACATCTCTTCGGCCGACCCTTTTACATCGGGGTTAGCCTCGTAGAAGGCCTCGATCTTCTCAGCGATCTTATAGGCCTTCCGCTTGTTGATCAGGCACTCTGCGTACTCATGCGCAAGTGTCCCCTCTTCCGCCGCTTTCGACGTGCTGGAAGGGAACAGAGAAGCCATGTGCACTGACCCGGGGCAGTTGATCCATCTCTCAGCGCTTGAGGCGCTTAATGTAGCGTGCTTAGTCATTGAGCACCTCCTTAGCCGCCTCAAGCAATGCCTCATAGTCCTCCGGCTTAACTTTGGTAAAGTTCGCAGCCCCGAAGTTCTTAAAGAGCTCCTTGACAGCTTCCCTGCCCTTCGCCTTTACTACGTCATTGAGCACTGCCCTTACGTCCTCTGCCTTGATCGCCTTAGGCTTCTCTGCTTCCGGCTCTTCATCGGGCTCACCGAAAGGAAGCTTCTCAACTTCTTTCTTCTCTTCTTCCTTGATCTCATCGAGCGCCTTGCTTATCTCTTCCGCTGTGTGTGGCTCATCGAACAGGGGCTTCTCCTTCTGCCCGATGATGCAAGCTCTCTGGAACTCTTCCAGAGAGTCAAATGTCACCGTGATCTTCATTCCTTACCGACCTCCTTACTATGTCGCAATTAAGCAGGCACGTACTAAGCCACTGCTTGCCGTGCTCCGTCATGTATTTTAGATGTACGTGATGCGAGAATATCCCACACACCACGGCATCCTTGATGTAGGACCCGTCCTTGCCCTTGACTGATAGCTGTACTATGTCACCGGGCTTGAACTTAGCCCTCACTTGCTCTCTCAGCTCCTCCGGACTCATTGCTTACCAGCTCCTTCCTTACGTTCTATGTAGTATATCTCGTAGAACGGGTCAAACATTAGTTCGTAGTCACCTATGAACTCCCGTAAGCCCTCCGTCTCCTCGGTCTCCTTGATCTTCAAGTACCTGTTCGGGTTTTCCTTACGGCGCCAAAGCTTCAGTCCCGGTGTGCTCACCGGTCTGATCAGCAGGCGGTTCTTAGATACAGCGATCTGTACATAGTCGCCAATCGCTGTCGCCTTATTCCTGAATACTATGTGGAAAGCCTTGTCCTTCGAGTTCTGCTTGTCCCAGAATACAAGGTTGATTGATACGTCAGACTTAGATATCTGCTTCGTGGTCTGACTGATCCAATGGAATTGTTCGTCAAGAATTGAATCCTTAGATTGCATTATTCCTCCTTCTGAGGTACAATAGAGTGTACCCACTAATATGCTTGTTAGTGTACTAAGGCTGTATTGACTCGCACTCAATGCAGCCTTTTTGATTCTCTTTCATTTTCCAGATATAAGCCAAACAAGCTTATACCCACTGCCACGGCTCCGCATGTAAGATACGCGTTGATCTGCCTATCTGATATAGCATCCCTGTCTGAAGCTCCTGCAGTCCCCAGCACAAGCAGTAAGCCGGCTATTAACAGAATTGACCATATAGCTCTCTTCATTTCCTCTCACCTCCTAATCCTTATAAAAGTGATGCCCTACCTTGTCAGTGAAGGCGTATTTAAAGCCCACGAACCTCTTCGACTTCTTGCCGGAGTGGAACGCATAGCACCCGGGCGCCGTGTTCTTGTAAAAGGCCTTACGGACTGCCGCCTTAGTGGTCTTGCTTATCTTCTTCCGGCAGAATGCGAACCGGTTCCGGTGCTTGATCACCGCATTGACGGATCCGCCGAACCTCTGCTCCGGGTCGTTGATCATATTGAACACTACGCTCGCTACGTGGCTCTTACTGTCAACGTCCGCCGTGTACGTTTCGGTCTCAACGACTCGATAGATCAGATTAAGCTCTGCCTCTGTGTATGTCTGCGTCAGTGTTGGTGGGCTCGCCAACGCGCCAATAAGTAGTATCTCAGGTATCATTCATCCTCCTTGTATAGCTTGCACTGCTCCTTGTCTTCTCCTCTGGTATCTACCACACCGCCCTTGCCGTCTCTCTTAAGCGCCGTGGCGCCTGTCTTAAGAGCATAGCCACAGTGGATAAGGCTCGCTGTCTTACCCCCCACCGTAACCCGATACGTACCGGCAAGACGCGCACATTGGCCTCATCTTAGCCCCCTCAATACGTCTCTGATCAGTGCAGACCCACTGTCCAGAGCCACATTGATATCAGTGTGTCCTCCGCCTTGGAACTCAACTCTTACAAGCTCCTTAGTGCCCTCATGCTCGTAGGTCATATCTGCTATGCCATAGTATTGGCTTGTGAGCCTCAGGAGCTCACAGAGTTTCTTAGTAATTAGTGCCTTATCTTCCATCCTCTTCCTCCTTTTTCCTAAGAATAGCGTCTATGAGAAGTGTTAAGCCTCGAAAGCCTTCCGCTGCCACATCCTTATCGAAGCATTCTATCATTGCCACTATGATGTGACCAAACCTCGCCGCCTGTCTCGTCTTGTCGGGCTCATCGAGCACGAGGCTAACCGCCGGCTCCTCATCGCCCTCTGCCTTATACTCAAAGTGAATCATTGCTCCTCCTTCCTCAGGTACTCCTTGACCTGTCCGTCTATGATCAGATAGCTCCACCGCCCACCGGGCATCTTGACCGCCGCCCCAATCGGCAGTCGCTCCTGTTGGAGCCCGATCCTTATGAACTGCTCGGACACACCGAGCTCCTTAGCCGCCTCCTTAACTGTCAACTCTCTCCACCTCCTCGTCCACGAGATCCTCGATCTCACACCCGAGCACACGTGCTATCTTGACGAGCTTGTCTGCCTTAGGTTTGCTCCTGCCGGACTTCCAATCAGGGAGCGTTGAGGGCGTGATCTCTGCGAGCGTGGCTACACGGTAGTCCGTAAGCCCTGCGGAATCTCTGAGACTCTCATATCTCTGGAACCCTGTCATTGTTTTTTTTGCACCTCCTTAAAAAAAACTATTGATAAATTGTCGGAAATCCGATATATTAAGCATAAGTGCTTATATCTTTTTTCGATATATCGGAAATCCGATATAATCAAGATAGCACCGTACTTCGGATATGTCAAGTATTTTTTTTTCGGAAATCCGAAAACCGAAGAAAGGAGGAACCATATGGATGCAGATTACAAGATCTATGACAAGATCAGAAGCTCTAAGAAGCTTACCAACTACGAAGTAGCCAAGCGTGCCGGTGTCACTCAGTCGACCTTCTCGGACTGGAAGTCCGGCAGGAGTAAGCCGAAGCTTGATAAGCTCACCAGAATAGCTGAGGTCTTAGGCGTGCCCACATCGGATCTGGTGGAATCCGTGCAGGTGAATATAGAAGTTCCCGGTTCGGGTAGCAAGCCAAAGTCCACCCTCACCGTTGAGGTTGACGGTAAGGACAAGCCGCTCATCGAGAGCCTGCTCGCATCCTACCGCCGTCTGAGCGGTGGCAATAAGCAGGCGGTCGTTGATCTTACCAAGGCGCTTGCCGAGGCCGAGACAGCGAACGTGGCACGTGTATCGGGTATACATGGTGAGGAAATGAAGAGGATATTCGAGGGAGGTGACCGGCATGAGAAACCCTAACGGATACGGCTCAGTGGTCAAGCTCTCGGGGAACAGAAGAAAGCCCTATGCCGTCCGGAAGACAGTGGGCTGGAATGACAAGGGGCAACCCGTGTATAAGATGGTAGGGTATTGCAAGACACGCAAGGAGGCGAATATACTCCTTGCGGAATATAATAAGCAGCCGTGGGATCTGGATCAGGCCGGAATGACCCTCGGCGAGCTGTACAAGCTATGGTGTAAGAATAAGCTCAGCGGATACGCACCAAAGAGCGCCACTACATATAAGAGCGGCTACGTGCACATAAGCTACCTTGCAGATCTGAAGTATAAGGACATAAGGTACGGGCATATGCTTGAATCCGTCAATAAGTGCGAGGGTGCGTCATCGATCAACAGGACAGTGCTCCTATGGCGTAAGTTAGACCAGTACGCCTATGAGCTCGATATTATATCAAAGAAATACTCTGACTCCCTTAAGACCGTTGCTCAGAATGAAGGCACCAGAGAGCCATTCACCCCGGAAGAGATACACAGGCTCTTCCACATCGATGATGATATGGCACGCCTTGCCCTTGTGTACATATACACGGGCATGAGAGCCACGGAGCTCCTTAACCCGGATGAGCTCACCGCTGACTATATCATTGGCGGTGTTAAGAACAAGAGCAGTAAGCACCGGTATATCCCGATACATCCTGCTATCCGGTACATAGTTGAAGGCTACATCGCCCGAGGGTACGTGTACCCCGGCTCCTATAAGTCTCTGGCGGCTGAGTGGCGTACGTGGATGGATAGCCACGGATTCCCTGGCAAGATACTCCATGAGTGCAGGCATACCTTTGAGACTGAGCTTGACGCCGCCGGAGCTAACCGTAAGTGCATAGATCTGTTGACCGGTCACGCCAGCGAAGGCACCGGCCAGAGGATCTATAACCATAAAACAAAAGAAGAGCTCCGAAGAGCTCTTCTGATGTTCCCTGACTATTCACTTGATATACCTAAGCCCCACCTTAGGGTTGTGGGCGGTGGGGGCGATTAGTAACGCATTAGTAACAAAAACGCCCGCAAACCCGCTTATTTAGCCACTTCGAGATAGAAATAAAAATCACCCGAGCCACTTTCGGAATCCCCGGAAGTGGCTTATTTACTGGGTTTTTTGCACTGAAATTTGCTCAAATTCGGGGCAATTTTTTGCCGTTAGTAACGTATTAGTCAACATAATAGTAACAAATTCGAGTGTCTTAGATACCTTTTAGATACATTTCCCGATAATGTTTAGCTGCTAAACTATAGGCCTCATTTATACTCAATGAGCTCACCGGGTTGCATGTCTAATAGTCTACAGATTACCTCTAAGCTCTTAAGGCTTATGAGCTCGCCTCTGCTGAGCTTCTGGAGAGTACCCTGCCCTATGAGCTTACTCTTCTTGAGGCTCGACCATGTGTGACCTCTCTCTGCAAGAGCCTGTACTATGTCAAGCTTATAGTGCAGGGTAGGCTCGTAGTGCGTGCCCCAAAGCCTCCGGAGCTCGTTCCAAGATAAGCCATACTTCTCTTTTATGTCCTTGCAATCCATCATATCCCTTGGAAGCCCCGGGTATCCAGCATTGATCCTCTCCCACTCCTCCGGAGTGATCTGAGGGAGGATACTATCAACGATCTCGTATTCCCTCCGTGCCGCCATGAGATCCTCGGGCCCTTCCTCCTCTTCGTCTCTCCCCTCCCATTCAGTCCAGACGCAACCCTGACTGAAACCACAATGGCGAGTAGCTCCGTCTATGAGCGACACCTCAACAGTGTAGCCTGTGTTACTGTCAGGGTCAACATCATAAAATACCGAGTTGCTCTCAGAGCTATGCCTGTAGTTGGCAGATATTCTGCCTTCATTCGACTTGAGGTCGAAGCCGAATTTATCTTCAAGACAGTATTTGATGCCACCCTCAGTGCTGAGGTTGTAATCCTCAATCATCGTGACCTCACGATAATCAATTCCGTCTCTCGTCCAGGCATCACCTACGATGCAGTCAACGGCGATAGTATCGTCCTCTCCACATTCGGCTGCTGTTTTGTTGTAGTCCTCAATATAATCCTCTTTGTTCTCTCCTAAATCATTGTAGTCACAGATATAAATTTTTTCTTTCATAATAGTTCTCCTTATCCTTATGCTACCAAGTCTCTGTTAACCTTAGCCTGTGCCTTTCTTCCGAGGCGGTTGAATGTGCTCTCGGTGTAGCTGTCTATAAGCTCCTGAGCCTTAACCATATCCTTGCCGAATACAGCATCCAGAATGGCAAGCACCTTAGCCTCTGCGGCCTCAACGCTTCTGTTGTCGTCATACCCGTAGTAATCAGCCAGATCGTAGAACTCAGAGGCTACCCATCTTTCAAGCTTAAGCTCGCCTCTCTTAGCAGCTCCGTATACTACACTGATCTGCTTCTTTGTAAATTCTGTTGCTTTGTTCATTCCGTAGTTTTTCATATTTTTTCTCCTTCCATGCTTTGGTTTGTGCTGTTCCTTAACTCTGTATATATAATAACACAGTTTTCTGAGTTTGTCAACTCAATTTTTCGAGTTTTTCAAAAAAAAATCGAGACCCCCGGGACATGCCCGGAGGCCTCTATCTATGTTGGGGAAGGAGGGATTCTATTCCTCTTCCGAGGAATCCTTGTCGAGTTGCTCCTTTGATTCTGTAAGGAGCTTAACCACCCACTTAGGCAGGATGTCATTGTTGCATCGATACAGGTTCTCGCATACGCTTATGGCTTCATTGACCACTATATAGCACCCGATCACTATACCGAACACAGCCCCGAAGGGCGTGTCTATGCTCACGTATGCCAGCATGTACGGTATGAAGTAGTCAAGTAAGAACCCGAAGGCAAGAGCGGCGAATAGCGCCATTTTCTTCCAGAACCCTATAGCTCCTCGCTCGCTGGAAAGCTTCTCGCCATTGACCACTGAGGCGATAAGCCCCGTCACTGTGTCGAGGATCACCATGAGAGCCACGAACACCACTATAGCGGCGTATCTGTGAGCGAACGCCGCAAGCGCACTGAGCGCTATAGTACCAATCCGCTTGACCTTATCCATTCTGTCTGACCTCCTCTAATATGCTCCGCATCATTGCCGCTGATCTCGGACCGTAAGAGCCGTCGACTTGAAGCCCGTACTTCTTCTGGAAGGCACGCACTGCCTTATCCGTCAATGCCCCAAAGGAACCATCCACGTCAAGGTGCGCACCGAGCTCATTGAGGTTGCTCTGAAGAGTCTTTACCTCGTTGCCCTTTGCGCCCTTCTTAAGTGTGGGCTTAGCCGCCCTGACATAGTCAACGTGGCAGTAGCCGTTAATATTGGAGTTGCCTCGAAGGTAGGACTTCTTGAACACACCGCCGCCGTTCTCAATGACGGCATTGCTCGCCCCCGAAGTATTCCCCTCGATGGTGTATATCCTGTCCTTGTCCACCTTGTAGATCAAGCCTATGTGCCTTGCTCCCGATGGCTTCTGGAAGATCACCAGATCACCTGTCTGAGGATTGCTCTTGGAATACTGTCCGGCTCGCTTGAATCTGTCTCTGATCTCTCCGCACGACATACTCCACCCATGCAGCAGTCTTTCCGCTTCTTCCTTGCCATATCGCTTGAATATACACCAATCAACGAATATAGCACACCACGGCACGCCGTTCACGAAGGGCGAACCAACCGCCGCCCTTAGCTCTTGTGCGTACTTGGTGAAGTTGTTATCCCCCACATTCCTTGCTTTATAGTCAAGGTCTGCAAGGCTCTTCTTTTCAAGATAGCCGACCTCCTGAGTCGCTATGTCAATGAGCTTGTCCATAAGCTATCACCTCGTCTTACTGATTCTGTTTGCATATACCGAAAGCAGGGCGAACGCCATGAGCGCTGGATGCGTTGTCGTAGTGGCAAAGACCGTAGCCGTTGACATACGCAAAATGCGTCGCCGAGACGACATCCCGCAGCCACCAACCCGCACGGTTGCAGATGCGAGAATGTTCAAGTGCAAACAATGCAAGCTGGCTCTTGTCGATGGTGTAATTGGTAGGGATTGCTCCGTTGACCTCGACATTATGGAATACATCCGCTCCATATACCATTCGCTCATTCATAAGCTCAACCGTTGAATCGCACCAACTTCCTGCTGATTCGTAAGTCGGGTCTGCTGTAGCTTTCATCGCATTAGCCAGATATTCTCTGTGGTTGAGGATATGGCTCTCACCGAAAGCAGTGTTGATTGTGGTCTTCGCCTGTGCAAGATTTGTGGTGTACATCACAGAACCTACATAAGCTCCTGTCGTGACATTGCTATCATTCATCTTTGCTGTGTAAAGGTTCGTATCAGGCACAAGGATTATATGGTGAGTAGTGCATTCCGTATTTCCGCAATGCAGCCAATAATCAAAGTGAGCGATGCGGTAGTTCACACCGCCAATAGTCCAATAATCTCCGATGTACAGGCCTTCAAATGTTCCTGCGTCAATAGCCGCATACTGTTCTGCCGTCACTTCTGAACCGAGGCTCTTTCCTCGATAGATAGCATTGTGCGCACCTGCATTTGGTGCGAGTAAAATACTCGCCAAATCGCTTAATTTATCAAATATACCTCCCGACTTAACGGGATTGTTGCTTCCCTCGGTCGGTGTGTCATCGAAGGTCAGTTCGCTCTGTAGTCCGAGCTGTGAAGAGCTCTTGTCTCCGCTCAGCTCTACGCCGTTGACCTTCGGCTTGTTGGTCAGTTGCTCATAATCAGTAGTACCACCGCCACCGCCTCCATTATCAGCGATGGCCTTAAGAAATATCTCTTCTCTTGTCACAGGTTCGGGTACAGACCCACCTCCTCCACCGCCTCCGCCGTTCTCGGCGATTGCCTTTAGGTATATTTCTTTTCTTGTGATCGGTTCGGGAAGATTCATTTTATTTTACCTCCTTATGTGTTAGCGTTAACGGATACGTTGAAGCTATAAGTTGCATTTGCGGGGATGACTACAGGCGTGCTCAGCACGTCCCTTGTTAGCAATGTAAATACGCTATTCTGCCAATCGTAGCCGAGTCCTGCGAGTATGCCTATCTCGCTCACTGTGACAGGGCTTGAGCTTATGTTCTGATAGGTCTGAGTGACACTGTATAAGGTCTTTGGATTCGTTGAGGCAATGATCTCACCCGACAGATAGGACAGCACCCCCGCCATGTCGATCATGTTCTCAAGCTTGTAGTCTGAGGCTGTCGGGGCAGTGTCTCCTGTTCCGCAGATTATAGATACACCCGTATCCGCTGAGAGTCGATAGCTGTTTATAGCCCTTGACGTTCTGAGAGTGTCCGCACTGCCCCATATCTGTGTACTCTGTGAGCTTGCTCCACTCTGAACATTCCACTTAGTAAGCACCCTTTGCTGATTCAGTGTAAATGAGGCTATAGCCGCCGTGAAGTTGTCGAGCACCATATCAAGTCACCTCCTGTATACTTACGGATGTGTTAAGCAAGGCGGTGGTGTTCCCACCAAATATATTGACCTGTGTGGACAGGTTTTCACCGCTACCGCCTACGGCTATCTGAACCCATGCCCCGTTCTGATTGAGCCATAGCTCAGCGGGACTTATCAGTCTAACGTACAAGTCACCATCTGAGCCAAGCAGACTGCTTGGTTGCCCCGTACCGTACAGGACAGCACCGTGCAGAGTGTTAAGCTTATCATCGGCGTCCATGAACAGCCCCTTGCCTACCTTAATCACTCCGAGCTTGGAAGCCGTCGCCGGGGACAGGTCAACGTTGATGCTCTCTTCCAATACACTCACTTGCTGTACAAGGCGATCAATGCCCGTCTGTGTCCCTCTCTCTGATCGGCTGACCACTTGTGCAAGGTCAGGTCTTGAGCCGAAGCCCTCAACGGTGACCGCTCCGCCGTCAAAACTGTAGGACATAGCCATTGACCGGATACCGGTCACATCGTCCCAATATGTTACATCGAATATGTCCCCGAGCTCATAGCCCGGATCACCGACCGCCTCGAACGAGAAGGGCGTGTACTTAAGGGTTAAGGCTATGTCTACAAGAGCCCAACGAAGATCCTCAACCGTGTGCGTAGCCGTTGCCGGCACTGAGTTAAGGAATGGATTAAGCCCAATCTCCATGGTCGTAGAGCCGAGGTAGTCCGATGACCTGTACTCCTCATACGTGGCACGCATAGCCGTGTATGTATCTATGGTCGAAGTCGACTCAGTCACTATGGCATTCTGAGCCGCTGTGTCTGCATCGATCTTGGTTATTCTCTGATTATATTCGTCAAGGCTCATGAGCCCTGCCTGGTATTGCTGTGTGACCGTCTGACGCTCATAGTCGAGTTGATCCAGTGCGTCATTCGCTCTGATCCTCGCCTGATTCGCTGTGCTGATCACCACATCGATATCCGCTTCCCTTAAGCCTACCTTGTACGGATCTGCTCCGTAGTATGTCTGTTCTCCGTTCGGCTCCTCAATGTAAAAGCCGCCGTACAGAGTCTTATAGTCTGACAGCTCAGGAGACCCGGCTATTGACTTATTGAGGTTGATCGATGCGGCAGAGCCCGTATACTGCACAAGCTTAAGCCGTCCGAGGCGGTCGAAGGTGGCGAAGCAACCCAGCGCCTGAGCCAGATAGAACAGATAATCCCTCCATGTAGACACGTGCTCCGCATAGTTCGAGTCGAGTCTTAGAGTCCAATTATCCGGAGTAAGCGCCTCAATCTCCGCCTGAGTGTTAGCCAGAGGGATACTGAGCGCATCCCTCAGGTACTTAAGGAACGTGAAGGCCTTGTGTGAGTGGCTGCTTGCTATCTCGGAAGGCTCAGTGTACGCCGTGCGATCGAGCTTATACATCCTGTCATATCCCACGAGCTTAACGCCGTAAGGCAGCCTTGTGGCTTCCGCTATGATATACACGCCGAGGGGCATATCCTCGGTAGTATCGGAATCCACCCGGAACGTGGTCTTGAGTGCGACCTCGCTGTCCCTGTACTCTCCTAAGCTCAGACCGCTCGGAGGGTTAACAAGGTTGAACTCCATCGAGCCAAGGTACACACAGCCGAGGTTAATATCCTCGGAGTCTGCGCACTGGTTCGATATTGACAGCGTACCGGCTTCTATATTGTCGGCGGTCAGGGCGTACACTTGACCGCCGGGAGTGGTGAGTGTACCGGACAGCTCCCACTCCTGTACTCTATTGTTGATGAGAGCGGCCTTAAATGCCGCCGAGGTAGCGTACATATAGCACCCTCCTATCATTCTTATAGCATTTCAAGGTCAAGGTTTATCTCCCAGAGCCCGTCTGTGTTCGGTGTCTGCTCAGAGCCTTCAACAAGGCTCGTTGATATCGAGGTGATCCGCATATTCTGATAGACTTGCTCGTGGAGCTCGATGGTCATTGCCGTGGCCGGAAGGCTCTCAATGCGCCTCTTCCAGTAGCTTGTCACTTGAAAGGTAAGGCTCAAGCCGAGTATACCCGTCCGCTTGATCTGCTCATATGTCAGACCCTCTTCCGTGGTGTAGCTACTCACTACCTTGCCATATGAGTATTCAAGCTTGGTGGGGTTAGGCATCTGCACGCCGTTGATGTATAGATATCCATGTCCAAGCATATCAGCGCCCTCCGTTTCTTAGATCAGTCAACCTCTGAGCAGTGACCACGGCTCTGCCGAACTGTTGAGAGCCTACCTTAAGGGTCACGTTTATATCCCCGGAGGCTCTTCCAGTATTGACCGCCGCCGTGCCGGTGTTGGTTGCTATCTGGTTAAGCACTCCGGAATAGTCCGTTTGCATAGCGGCGGCAGCGCCCGAAGCGGCACCGCTTACGGCATTAGTGACAAGTCCGGTATTGTCCCGGATTCCCTTGGCGAATAGCTTCATCATATCAGGGGCGTACGTGTGGAAGTTGGACAGCGGACCCTTCTCAGGTTCAGAGAACCCGATGAAGTCCCTGATCTTCTGACCCATGTTCTTAATTGCTTGGATAACCTTGCCTACATTGTTCTTGATTCCGGTGACGAAGTTTCGGATAAGGTCAGCGCCCCATGTGATTGCTTGCCTTGGGAGCCCCTTCAAGAATTCAATAGCCTTCGATACACCAGTCTTAACAGCGTTGAATATACCGGAAGCCCTCTCAGCTATACCCTTACCGAGGGCAACGAAGGCTTCAAGCACCTTAACCTTAGCACCTATAGCCCATTGATACATGGCATCCAGAGCCGCCTTGACTGCCCTGCCTGCTGCCGTGAAGGCGTTTGACACAGCTGTCTTAACAGCCGTGGCGGCCGTCTTAATGGCTGAGCTGACCTTCTCGAAGATCTTCTTAGCAACTTCTACTATCTTATCCCAGTTCTTAATCACAAGGATCAGAGCCGTGATCCCGGCTATGATACCCGCTATGATCGGCAGGATTGGAAGCAGTGTCGCTGTGACGAATCCGCCTACTGTAACACCTATAGCAGATACTACGGGTGCAATGGTTCCAAGAGCTGTGACCACTGATCCGATGAAGGCCACCAGCTTACCGACCACTATGAGCACGGGGCCGAGTGCTCCAACGATACCGCCGACTACTACTATGGCCTTCTGCATTTCGGGAGACAGCTCTCTCCACTTCTCAGTGAAGCTCTTGAGCACTTCCGCTACCTTCTGGAGCACCGGGGCGAGCACCTCGCTTATAGCCGCACCGAGCTGTGCACCGGCAAGCTTCAGAGAGTTGAGTGCCGTGGTCGTCGAGTCGATTCCGTCTATGGTCCCTGCGTAAGTATCCGCCACGCTTCCAAGGCTATCGGTGGCTGATTTCTTTAGCTCCTCAAAGGACAGGGTGCCCTGCTTAACAGCTGAGTATATAGCAGCCCCCGCTCGTGTTCCGAACAGCTCATAGGCGGCCTGTAAGCCCTCCGCATCCGTGGCGGCTCCGGTCATTGAAGCCTGAATCTCACCGAGTGCGTCATCCATGGACTTTCCGTCCTTGGCTGCATTCTTGAGGGCGGTTCTGAGACCGGTGAGCACTGCCGAAGTATCAACGCCTGATACTTCGACTTCACCGAGGAACTGAGCCGCCTCATTCGCTGACAGCCCCATCTCAGTGAGTGCCGGTGCGGCACTTATGAGGTTCTGTGCAAGGGTTGATACATTAACTCCGGTGCGCTGACCCACGGCGTTGAGCGTGTCCAGATAGCTCCCTGCATCTGAGGCGCTAAGCCCGAAGGCGGCAAGCCCTTTCTGCACGGAGTCGATCGACCCTGATACATCGGTTCCGTTGATTGTAGCAAACTGAAGAAACTGAGTAGACAGGTCTTGCAGATCCTTACCCACTAAGCCGAAGCGAGTATTGACCTCGCCCACGGCTTGCGCTGCATCCTCGAAGGTGGTGGGCATCGTGGTAGCTATCTCGTCCACTATGTCCTGCATGCCTGAGAGCGCATCACCGACGGCTCCTGTCTTAGTGATAAGCGTGTCATAAGCGCCGTCCACCTCGTCAAAGGACTTCATCGCCCCTGCTGCTATTCCGGTTACGGCGGCGGTCATTGGTAGCAGGCTCTCGCCGACTTCGGAGATCTTGCCTCCGACTTCTTGGATCTTTCCACCTGCGGCCTTCATCTGCTCGCCAAGAACGGATGAGCTGTTCTTTGCTTCCTTCTCAAGATCCTTGAGCTTGTTGGTGGTGAGCGCTATGTCTGCCTGTAGGGCATCATATTCGCCTTGGGTTATAGCGCCCTTCTGGAGAGCTTCGGCGGCATCCTCTGCCGCTTGCTTCTCTGCATCGAGCTTTTTCTTTGTTTCTTCGATCTCCTTAGCCAGGGCGTTCTGCTTAGCCTTAATCAAGTCAGCGTTGCCCGGGTCGAGCTTGAGCGCCTTGTTGACCTGTCTGAGCTGGCTCTCGGTGTCCCTGATAGCCTTGTTCGCCTCGTTCAAGGACTTAACGAGACCGGAGGTCTTGCCCTCTATCTCAATGGTAATCCCCTTTATATTTCGAGCCATGTGCACTCACCTCCTAAAAGTATCTATCCATATCCTCCTGTGTAGCCTTCCTCGGGTAGTCATAGCTATCGTTGGAGGATTCTGTTAATATGTCCAATAATTCGCCCACATCTATAAGCTCCAGCTCGTTGAGCCTTAAGCCTACCTGTAAGGCTCTGAGCGTCAGGAGCGGGGTTGTAAGGGGTCTTACTGTGGGCCTGGCGGGTTTTTTGAGAGCACGCTCCTGGATATGGACTTCTGCCAAACGGCTATGATCTCGGTTAGTGTATCCGGATCGTAGAAGTCGTCTTCCTCGAACTTAGTAAGCCACTCTGCATAATCGACCTCATCGAGCTTACCGTAGATCTCACGGAACGGGCGGGTTGCTTGCATATTGAGCGTGAAGCATAAGCCCTTAATGAGATCCAACGTGGCAAGCTCTGAATTATCCAAGCCCTCCGATAGGCTGTCTGTGTCGATCCTACTGAATTCAAGCATCAGATCCTTGTTAAATATCTTTTGGTATAATCGAGGCGTTGCGGCGTTGCTCTGAAGCTCCACCCGCTTTCCGCCTATGTCAATCGCCTTGTACATACTCTCTCCTTCTCCCTTCAATTTTGCCCCGGGGGTGGCATACCTCCGGGGCTTATAGGAGGACACGTTAGGGATGGGGTGACATCCTACGGTGTCGTAGCGGGCAACGGAACAGCGCTATACCATCCGGCATAGGTGGTAGCATCTCCATCGGGTCCCATCTTATAACGGCAAAGGCCGTCATCCGGTCTTGCCGAAGCTGTGAAGCTTACTGTCTGAGTCTGAACCTCTACGGATTCCTCGGCGGTAGATCCTTCGGTGGAGGGTCTGCCAAGCATGACTCTGTACATGGCGTGCTTAGTAGCACCCTGATCTCCGTTAAACTCGAACATAAGGGCTATGTACTTAATCACGTCGGAGTCCTTCTCAGCGATACCGCCCTTGCTGTCCTTGGTATGACCAAGGACATTAACCTCTACGTCCTCGGGGATCATTGCACTCTCGATCTCACCGGAATATACGAGCGATCCGCTTGTGGTGTAGTATGCTCTATCGTCTGCGTAGAATATGTTCTGCTCGCTATCGGCTTCCATGTTGATGCTCACAGCCCCCGGCCATGCCTTAACTGTTCCATAGGTTGTAGTGATCTCACCAGTGGTGGAGTCCGCTGTCTCGGTAACCAGAGCATAGTGCAGATTCTTAAGTCCGAACTGAACCTTGTTTGCTGTTGCTGGCATTTTATAGTACCTCGCTTTCGTAAATCTCTTGGAATACTTCCGAGCCCGAATCGTACAGCTCATCCCTATCCCAAGGAATGTCGTGGGCGTCGAATACGCCCTCTATGGTTGATTCAAGGTCTGACCGCTTTGAGGCTGTGTACAGCACAGCCCTAAACGATGTGACCCTCTGATATGTCTTATTGTCTGCGAAAAAATTAGATGTTGCTGTGGTAAAAGTGATATAAGGCAGGGTCTCACCCTTTCTTGCGTGATCATAGTACACGGGGAGCTCTGACTCCTTGAGCATATTGCCTATGTCGTTAATAGTCATAGCCTTATACCTCCCTCTGGATCATCT